TTTGGAGACCAATGCCTAACAGGAGAGTATCTTGTAAAGCTAAAGAATGGTAGTTATAAGCTAGTAAAAGATATTGTTGAAGGTGATGTACTATCCACAGGAAACACTGTAGTTAGTAATGAATCTAAACAATCTACTGTGTACTGGTTAAATACTTCACAGGGTTGGTTTAAAGTAACTAAAGACCATAAGGTGTTCCTTAAGGATGGTACTTATAAACCTGTTACTGAGCTTAAACAAGGTGATAGTATTGCCTTAGACCTTAGTGAATCTAGTAAGGTATATGACCTTACAGATGATGAACTTAGATTCTTTGGTTTTTGGTTGGGTGATGGTAGTGTAAGAAAGAGATGGAAAAACTCAGAAACATCAACAGTATTTATTACTGTAGGTACTGATGATAAACTAGAATATCTAAGAGGTTTAGACATCAATAATACCTACAGTAAACACTCAAATGGTAAGGCAGATATTGTAAACTTACAAGTAAGATTCCATCCTGAATTACTTAAAGTTATCCAAGACTTTAGTAATAAAGAGCTTACAGACGTATTCACTAAGGAACAGTATTTATTTATTGTTGAAGGTTATCTTAAAGCAGATGGACATGTTAAGAAGGGTACTAACACCAACGTAGCTTCTTCAGTAAATAAACAATTACTTGTTACTTTACAACATGGATGTCACATTAATGGTATTTCTGCTTGTCTTAGTAAGAGACATGATAGAGAAGCTACAAACTTTTCAGACAATCCTAAACCAATATGGAGACTATCAGTAAATAAAGATAGAAACTTACTTAATAACTTCATTTCTCTTGAAGAAATTGGTGAAGATACTGTTTATGTTCTAAATACTGATGGAGACCACAGTTATTATGCTGATAATCAACTTCATCATAATTGTTGGGATGGCTATGCTGAGTATTGTAATTACTTAGGTGTACCTTATGCTAACTGTACTGACAGTGGTTATGCACAAGACCTATGGACTCAAAGACATAGTAATGGTATCCTTAACTACTTTGATGAAGTAGAAGTAATGCAACCAGGAGATGTAGCTATCTTTGCTGTTACACCTTCAACACCTTATTCACATGTAGCTATCTTTGATAGTGATGCAGGTAATGGATACGGTAACTTCCTAGGTCAAAACCAAGGTGGAGAACAAAAGAATCCTAATGGTGGTGGAGTATTCAACATTGTAGCTCTACCTTACTCAGCTACATTTGCTACTGCCTTTAGACCTAAATCAGCTAATAACACTGCAGTAGTTACTAACAGCTCAGAACCATCTTCTGTAGTTAGTGGTATGAAGAAAGATGATTATTTCATTGATGTATCTGCATATCAACCAGGAGACCTAACAGACATCTGTAATGCTAGTGGTACTAGAAATACTATTATTAAAGTTACTGAAGGTGTTGGATGGTTGTCTACTGTAGTTACTCAACAAACCAATACAAGTAACTGTGTAGGGTATTATCACTTTGCTAGATTCGGTGGAGATGTAGGTTTAGCACAAGCCGAAGCTGACTTCTTTATTAATAATCTACCAAGTAAGCCTAGATACCTAGTATGTGACTATGAGGATAGTGCTAGTGGTAACGTACAAGCTAACACTGATGCTGTAATTGCCTTTATGGATGCATGTAAACAAGCAGGCTTTGAACCTATTTACTATAGCTACAAGCCTTATACGTTAGCTAATGTCTATATTGACCAAGTAACAGCTAAGTATCCTAACAGTTTATGGATTGCAGGATACCCTAACTATGAAGTAACACCTACTCCTTATTGGGGTGTATTCCCTGGTATGGAACACATGAGATGGTGGCAGTTTACTTCTACTGGTATTGCAGGTGGTCTAGACAAGAATATTGTATTGATTGATGATGAAGTAACATCATCTAGTAACGTAGAAGAAGAGGATGAAAACATGAACTTTGTTGTAAGAAATCAAACTGGTGATAGTGGTTATGTAGCTGTAGTTAATGGCAGAGTGTTTGGTATTGGTGATATGGAAACTGTATTCCAACTACAAAATGCAGGAGCTAAACACCTTAATCTTCCTGATGCTGACTTTGGTAGATTCATTGATAGTCAATCAAGAGATGCACAAGAGATTAAGCAAGCTATTGCTGATGCCAATGCTAAAGTGGTAGAAGCTATTGAAAAGATTAAATCTACTTCAGTACAAGATGCTCTTGGTAAAGTTACTATCAAAGGTAATCTTGAAGTCTCAAATGAGGGGTAATGATGAAGAAACTAATTGCTACTCTAACTGTTTTACTTGCCCTTGGTGTAGCTACTGTAGCTCATGCAAGTGTAACAAGTAACTATAACCCTGATACTAGGTATAATAGATATGGTTACAATAATGGTACTGAAGGTAGAGTGATTAATCGTTCTACAAGTGGTGCTTTCCTCACTTATTTTGACAACTACAGAGTCTATAACTTTGTTAGTGAGACTAAGAATAGTGATGGTACTGTAACTAGACTATGGCAACCTAAGAAGGATGTAGCTGTTATTACTGACTATAACTCTTTCTCTTATGCTAATGATGGTGCTAAAGTCTATAACTTTGATGAGTTTGGTAATCAATTACCTGAAGAATCAACTGACTTTAAATCACTAGACTTCCTAGGAGAGTTCAGTATTAACAGTTGGACAGCATACAGATTCTGGAAATAGTGGTATAATAGGCTTATAGCCACACCACTATAAAATTTAAAGGAGTAAATCACCTCCCCAACTAGGTCAACTGGGTTACAATGACTTAGTGGCTATATAAGGCTCTTAGAAGACGTTCTAAGGGTCTTTTATTATACCCTAGTATATTTACCCTAGTAAGCTAGTAGAATTGATTACAGAGCAAATTAGGGCATAATAAAAGGCTATAGAAATAAATCTATAGCCAGTGAAATTTTCCACAATCTACATGTGAGTTTGAAAAGAGTTTGTTGTTAAATATTTTGCGTTAAATTTTACATTGTATTTTAGTTTATTAGGGTTGTTCAAGCACTAAAAACTACAGTGTAATTTATTCTAGTTTTCTTCTAGTGACTTGATACGTTCAAGTCTCTTTTCTGTAGCTTTGGCAATTAAACCAAGCACATAAGATAGTGTAACAATGGCAATCCATAGAATACCAATGACAGCACTAATAAAGTAAAAT